GCTGGCGCAGGGATCAAGACCGGCATCGGCCAGATCAAGACCGGAATCGGTACCGGAGCGGCCAAGGTCAACACGGCCATCAGCGCCAAGCCCAAGACGGCACTGGGCATCGGGGCAGGCGTCGGCGCAGTAGGCGCGGGCGGCGTTGGCTACGGCATGGGGCAGAAGAAGCGGTACTAGATGCCCGAGAACATGGCCAGGCGCCATCGGATTCAAGCGGGGCTCGCCGTCACGGGAGCCACGCTGGGCCTGACTGCGCTGGGGACCAAGGGCGGAGCGGTCGCGCTGCGTCGCATCGCCACTGCTCCCAAGCCCCAGCGGATGCTGATGGCGATGCGTTCCAATGGGAAGGCAGTGGCTGTGCCTGAGCCTGTCAAGCCGCCGAACCAGAAGATGCTGGACACTGCACGACGACTCGATCAGGTGTCTCTCGGCACGCTGACCACAGGCGCAGGCGTGGGCGGGGTCGGTGGCCTGACTTTCGCCGCCAACGAGCGTGCCCTGGCGAGAAGGGAAGAGAAGGTGGCTAAGTCAGCCTTCGGAGTGGTCCACAAGGCGACCCGGTGGTCGGTCAAGGACCGTGACCGGCACTTCGAGATGCAGAACAGGACCCCCGTACCGAAGCTGGGCGAGCCCGATCCCGACGACTGGAAGCGCGACGGTGCTCCTGCCCAGCGCACGCTCAAGGCGACCCCCAAGCCTGCTGCCCCGCCCAAGCGCCAGCGCTACTCAGGGCTGGATCCCGAGGACCGTCGCCAGCGCCGGATGCGCGGGGAGCAGTATGGACTGGCCGGTGGCGCCGGTGGTGCGGCGGCGACGGGCGGCGGGCTGGCCCTGGCTGCCCGTGGCGTGAAGCGCCAGCGCAACGCGGCCATCGAGCAGAACATGGTGTGGGAGGCGGGCAAGGAGAGGGCTCACACCCTCCAGAACCAGGCAGCCGCTCGACTGGCCGAGGAGGCCCACCCCAAGCCCGGTGCGCTCAGCCTGCGCAATCACCGTCGTGACGTCAATGCCGTGGAGCGCCATGGGCAGGCCGCGGTCAACGCGAACACCCAGTCGGCAGCGTGGAAGAAGATCGGCCTCCAGCGCTCGGCCAAGGCCAGGGGCATGAACCGCGCCGCCGTGGTGGCCGGGGGAACCGCCCTCGCGCTGGGCGCAGGAGCCGTGGGCGTGCGCCACATGCGTCGCAACCAGGGCAAGAAGTACACCGACTGGTGGGACGGGCCACGTCGCAAGAACACCTGACAGAAAGACTTTCTGTCAGATGACACAAACCCTGCTTGCGGGGCACGCAAGAATGAAGAGACAGGAGGCGAGACGTGACCACACGCAGGGTCAAGGAACTGACCAACATCGAGATCGACGAGATCTCGCTGGTGGATCGACCTGCTAACCAGCACGCGCGTGTCACTATCGCCAAGCGGGCTACCAAGGAGGACACAGTGCCCGAGATCTACAACGAGAATGGCGAACTCCTTGACGCCGACCTTCTGGAGCCCGGCGATACCGTCTTCGATGAGGATGGCAATGCGTTCGAGGTTGTTCTGGAGGCCGACGACATGGAGTACGTCGACGAGCGAGAGCCCGAGTTGGTGGGCAAGTCCTTCGCAGACGAGGTCCGCGAGGAGCTGAGCAAGGCCTTCACCGACATCGAGCGCGACGACGTGATCGCCAAGGCCATGGAGCAGGTGTCAGCCCTTGAGGCCCGCGCCTACCAGGCCGAGATGATCGCCAAGTCCGAGCGTGACCTGCGCCTGCTGGGCGAGTACGTCGAGGTCGCCAAGAACTACAACGTCCCGATCGAGCCCACGGCCCTCGGCCCGGTGCTCATGCGCATGGCCGACACCATGAGCTACGAGGACTGCGCAGTCATCCACAAGGCCCTCACCTCCGCTGGATCGGCCCTCTTCGAGGAGGTCGGCTTCATCGGCGGCGCGGACAACATGGATGTCATGAGCCAGGTGGACGCCTTCCTGGACGCCGACATCGCCAAGTCCGCCGAGGCAGTCTCCAAGTCCGCCGCCATGTCGGACTTCTTCGCCAACAACCCGGCCGCGTACGACGAGTACCGCGCCGATCTGCGCACCCGCTGAGGAGGGTAGAACGATGGCAACCTACGACGAATCCATCCGGGCCATCACCCTCGATGCGCATGACGATCTTGGGGATTACACCGGCGTTCCGGGGCTTCCTGGTTCGGCAAGTCCGAACAAGGGCCACCAGTACTGCTTCGTGAAGGTCTCGGGAGCCCACCAGTGCAATCTGGCCACGGGCGCCGCCAACGAGATCGTGATCGGAGTCATGCAGAACAAGCCGCAGATGGCCGGGGCAGCAGCCACGGTCGCCATCCGCGGTGTCAGCCTCGTCGAGGCTGGCGGAACGATCACTGCCGGTGCGGCCATCAAGGTCAACGGCAGTGGCAATGGGGTGGCAGCCACACTGCCTGGCGATGTCCACCTTGTGGTCGGCGTCGCAGTCGGCGGCGCGGCGTCCGGGCAGCTCGTCCCGGTCCTGCTGAAGGTCTGAGAGGGGTAGAAGAAGATGCCAAACCCGACCCAGTCTGACCTTCACGTCAACGTCCCGTTGACCAACGTCAGCATCGCGTACATCCCGAACGCAGGCGACTATGTCTGCCAGAAGGTGTTTCCGAAGGTCCCCGTCCAGAAGCAGAGCGATCTGTACTGGAAGTGGAGCAAGAGCGATTGGCGTCGTACTGACGTCGTCAAGCGTGCGCCAGGTACCGAGTCCGCAGGTGTCGGCTGGAACTACGACACGGATACGTACTTCGCGCATGTGTACGCGGTTCACCGCGACATCGACGACCAGGTGCGCGCCAACGCCGACTCCAACTTCTCGCTGGACTCGGACTCCACGAAGTTCCTGACCAACCAGATGCTGCTCAAGCGTGAGCTCGACTGGACCACCACCTACTTCAAGACGGGTGTCTGGACCACCGAGTACACGGGCGTGGCGACCGGTGTCGGAGCCGGTGAGTTCCTCCACTGGAACGACGCGGCCTCCGATCCGATCAAGGACTTCACCGAGTGGAAGCAGGCCTACCGACTGCTCACGGGCTACGCCCCGTCGTTCGCCGTCATCGGTGCCGATGTCGTCAAGGAGCTCAAGAGCCATCCGGACATCATCGACCGCATCAAGTACACCCAGCGCGGCGTGGTGACCGAGGAGCTGCTCGCCAGCCTCTTCGACATCCCGAAGCTGCTGGTCTCGTACGCGAGCCAGGTCGATGACTCCATCCGCATCAACGACGCCCGCCAGCAGGACGCGGCCGCCACGTACTCCTTCATCGCCGACACCAAGTCGATGCTGCTGGGCTACGCGCCGGACTCCCCGTCCCTGCTCACGCCGTCGGCCGGTTACACCTTCGTGTGGAACGGCTACCACGGTGGCAACAGCGAGGGCATCCGGATGAAGCAGTTCCGGATGGAGCACATCGCCTCCGATCGGCTGGAGTGCGAGATGACCTACGACATGAAGGTCGTGTCCCCTGACATGGGCATCTTCTTCAACACGGTCGTCGCCTGATCGAACGCAGGGTGAGGGGCTGGTGGGCAGGGTTGCCTGCCAGCCCCTCCTCACGTAGAGGAGTCACAATGCAGTCAGCGTTCAGTGTCGACCATGGGGACGTCGTCTCCAAGGTCCAGCCCATCCCGCCCAGTGCCGGGCAGAACTTTGCCCGCGGAGCCAAGATGACGTACCGCGGCGCGCGTAGGCTGCGGCTGAAGCTGAAGAGGAAGTAGAGCCGTCACAATGCAGTCAGCATTCGGCGTTGACCATGGAGAGTCTGTCTCCAAGAGCAAGAACGCCACGATCCAGATGCAGAGGATCGCCGGTCGTGCGACAGACAACACGGTCGCTCAGGAGTTCTCGCGCAATGTGCTGCGACGCGGCACAAGCAAGAAGAAGGCCACTCAGGACATCGTGGACAGCCCTCACATGTACGACGACGGGACTATCTGGCTGGGATCGAGGCCCGGCAAGTACGCTCCCACCGCGAGGGCCAAGGAACTGCGTGGCGAGCGAATGCGTCGGATTTCTTCCCTCAAGAACTCACACACCGCCGACGATTACTGGTAGGAGAAGAGCATGGCAACCACGTACCTCGTCCGCCGTCCGATCACCAATCGGCGCACCTACTACAGGCCGGGTGTCGAGATCCCCTCGGCCACCTTCGCCACCTTCCGGAACAAGGTCCTGCTGGAGAAGCAGGGGCACGTCCTGAAGCTCGTGAACGGCCTGCACCCTGCCGACGACACCGTCCCCAACCCGCCGACCGCGCTGACGCCCACGGCAGCCAGCAAGTCGGCCTCCATCGCCTTCACGGCGGGCTCAGCCGGTGGCTCGTACCCGATCATCAACTACGAGTACTCCGTCGACAGCGGAGCATGGACGCTGTTCAGCCCTGCCGACGTCACCACCCCGGTGGTCGTCCCCAACCTCATCGGCCTCGTGCAGTGCGCCATCCGACTGCGTGCGGTCAACCTGATCGGTCCGTCGGCCGCGTCCGCGTCCGTCAACGTCACGCCTCTGGCCTAAGGAGCAGACATGGCTTTCTTTGCCCGCAAGCCGTTCCTGTTCGAGGGCGTCTCCTACCTTCCCGGTGATCCCATCGAGGGCTTCCCCGATCGCTTCTTCAAGTCCGAGGCGTTCATCCGCGCTGGCTTCGTCGTGGAGAGGAAGCCGCAGGAGGTGAAGGCGCCGGTCAAGAAGGCCGTCGCCAAGAAGAGGACCACGGAGATCAAGAGCGGAGTCTGATCGTGTCCTGGACGTACTCCGGAGACCCCTCGGGCTCCGACATCGACGCCATCCGGTTCTACGTCCAGGACACCGATGCCGCCGACCCGTTGATCACCGACGAGGAGATCGACTTCCTCCTCGGCCAGTGGACGCCGGTCTATGGCAACAACCTCATGGTCGCCTCCATGGTGGCCGAGGCCATCGCGGCCAAGTTCACCCGCGAGGTGTCCTACTCCGCCGATGGCGTGAGCGTGTCCGTGGAGCTGCTCCAGGGCAAGTACAACGACCTGGCTGCCTCCCTGAGGGACCAGTACAAGCAGTACGACATCGGCACCGGCCCGGTCGTCGGGGGCATCCTGGCCGCCGAGCGGATCGACCCGACCATCAAGCCGACGATGTGGTCCGTGGGGATGCACGACAACGCCCGCGCCGGTCAGCAGGACGACCTCGGCGCGGGGTACCAGAACTACGAGCAGGGCGGCGAGAGCGGAGTGCCTGGCTGATGCCCCGCACCGTCTCCCATCGCTCCAAGGCCTACGTCCGCCGGGCGGCCGAGGCCCAGTTCGACTGCGTCATCACCATCACCCGAGCCTTGTCGCCGACCTTCAACACCACCACCGGGGTCTACTCGCCCACGTCCACGACGGTCTACGAGGGACCGGCACGGATCTGGGAGCTGGACCAGGCCGGGACGCTGACCGTGGGCGAGGCCACCTACCCCCTGCGGGCGACCTACTGCTCCATCCCGTGGGACCACCAGCCCGTCCCCCACAACGACGACACCATCGAGGTCATCAAGATGGACGACGACCCCGACCTGCCCGGTCGCTCCTTCCGGGTGATGGCTGTCGATGGCGGCGGTCACATGCGGGCCACACGCCGGATGCACATCACCGGCATCGTCGAGAATGCGCACTTCAGTGGCTAACGCCGTCACCGCCGACCTGGTGTCCCTGGCCGACGACCTGGAGAAGGCCAGCGGGCAGGGCATCATGGCCTCCGCCCAGCAGGTGCTCCAGCAGTCCGCCCAGCGGGTCCAGGCGGCCGCTCAGACCCTCGCTCCGGTCAAGACCGGGGCGCTGCGGGATTCCATCACCATCGGCTACCCCGACCCCCTGACGGCCGTCATAGGCCCGCATGTGGACTACGCGGCCTACCAGGAGTACGGCACGGGCACGCGCGGGGAGTTCCCCACTGGCCCCTACACGATCCGACCCAAGAAGGCTGGCGGCGTCCTGGTGTTCAAGATCGGTGGCCGGACCATCTACGCCCGGTCCGTCACCCACCCCGGCATCCCCGCGCACCCGTTCATGCGACCGGCGTTCGCCCAGGCGCTGGGACAGGAGCTTGCTGGCAAGCTGGCCGCGGCCGGGGCCGCCCTCATCACGAAGGGACCAGGGGCATGATCGAGCGCAGGCTGCTGACCGCGGCCATCGTCGCCGCAGCGGAGACCACGGGCATCCCCGTGGGCCTGGCCCATGCGCCGGATGGCGGCGGCTGGCAGGGGCAGCCCAACCTCACCACCTCGGACTTCATCCCCTACGGCGTGGTGACTCCCACCACCGCGACCCAGGCCAGCGGACCCCTGGGCGACCCTCAGGGGGACCGCCAGATCCCCTACTCCGTCGCCTCCTTCGGGGTGCAGGCCGAGCAGACCGAGTGGGTGGCCGACAAGCTGCGGGCTGTCATCGGTGCCCTGAAGAAGACCACGGTCGTCCTGGGGGACGGCTCCTACAAGATTCAGCAGGTGAGGTCCGACGTCATAGGCGGGCTCACGCGTGTTGACCAGACCGAGCCGCCGTACTGGGGCCAGGTCGACGTACTGACCCTCTGGCTGACCCCGGCCTGATTGACGAGGGTGAAATGATCGAATCAGCAGCTCCCAAGACAATGGAGGACCCGCCATGGGCCGCGTAATCCCCAACGAGCAGACATACGTCTGCTTCCTCACCACCGTTGCGTCTGCGACCCTCGCGCCCACCGCGCTGGAAGTCACGGGCGGCGTCGACCTCACTCCCTTCCTGATGAGCATCAACGCATCAGCGCAGGGCAACCAGGTCCCGACCCCGAGTCTTGACTCGCTGTTCGAGACGTCCATCGTCGGTACGAGCCAGGCCACCTTCACGGCCGACTTCTACCGCGACGACACCGCCGACACCGCCTGGGACACCTTCCCGCGCGGGGCCAAGGGCTACGTCGTCATCTCCCGCTTCGGCGGCTCGGGCACCGACCAGAAGCCGATCGCGGCGGACATCGTCGAGGTCTGGCCGATCGAGGTCGTCTCCCGCACCGCAGCAGCGATGCAGAACAACGCCGTGCAGACCTTCACCATCACCTGCGCGGTCAACATCGTCCCGAACGAGGCCGCCGCAGTCCTCGCCTAGCAAAGGAGTTCCTGAATGCCCACTCAGGACGAAGTCATCCCCGACGAGCAGGTCGAGGAGTACAAGCCCAACCGGGCTGCTCGTCGTGCCAAGCCGACGTCCACCCGAGCGACCTTCTCCCGGTTGCAGAACAAGGCGCCGCAGGAGAAGGAAGTGGTGGTCAAGACCGGGGACACGGAGATGTCGTTCCTGTTCCGCTCCATCGGTGCCAGGGAGTGGGACCTGCTGGTCTCCAAGTACCCGCCCACCAGCGCCCAGCGCGCCGAGGGGCAGCCGTTCAACACGGAGACCTTCCCGCCCGCGCTGATGGCCAGGGTCTGCATCGAGCCCGCCCTGTCCACCGAGGAGTGGACCCAGATCTGGGAGTCCGAGACCTGGAGCCGCGGCGAGATCGGCGACCTGTACTCGGCCGCCGTCAACCTGTGCACCAACGGGTTCAACATCCCTTTCAGCGCGAGCGCCTGAGGTACGACTCCGCCCTCTACATGGAGATGGCGTACTGCAACGAGCACGGCATCCCCCACAGCGAGTTCCTCGACTGGCCTCCCGAGGACCGGGCCAAGGCCCTGGCCTTCCTCATGGAGAAGGGGCTCCGGTGTGACATGTGCGGTACGGCAGAATGGGAATGGGACGCCGACAGGCGCGCCTATGAGCCAGTGGAGAAGTTCTGCATGGGCTGCTACCTGAAGCACATGGCCGACGAGGGCGGCGGGCAGATGCCCGGCACGTCCATCGTCATGGAGCCCTCGCGGAGCCAGAAGGCCGCCCAGCGCCTCCAGCGGCTGAAGCGTGAGGCCTACCGTGGCTGACGAGTCCAGGAACGCCAATGTCGTCCTGACGGCCAACGTCGACCCCTACTCCCAGGGGATGCAGCAGGCCACCAAGCAGACCAACACCCTGACCGAGTCCATCAACAAGCTCGTTGCCTCGATGGACGGCATCACCAAGCGGGTGGGCAAGAAGCTGCTCATCTTCTCCGCTGCCGACGCCGCGGCCATGACGGCCTACGTCGCCATCGCCGCCAAGCACGAGAAGCAGTTGACGACGATTCGCGCCCAGACGGAGCTGACGAACAAGTCCTACGGCAACTTCAAGAAGGGCATCGACGAGGTCGCGCGCGCCCTGCCCATCAGCGGGGACGCCGTCATCGCCCTGACCACCCAGATCAGCAAGCTCGGGGTCACCAGCGAGCGCCAGGCCCTGTCCATGGCCCGCACCTTCACCAAGCTCTCCGCAGCCACGGGCGAGGACCTGGGCACCCTGACGGCCGGGCTGATCGAGCTGTCCCGCCAGATGGGCACCCTGGGCAACGGAGCGGAGGGCATCGGCAAGTTCGCCGACTCCCTGACCACCGTGTCCTCGCAGGCGGGCGTCAGCGCCACCGCCGTCCTCCAGTTCTCCCAGGCCATCGCGCCGATGGCCCGCGCGGCAGGGATCGGGCAGAAGGAGGTCCTGGGCATCTCCACGGCCTTCACCAAGGCCGGTGCCGACGGCTTCGCTGCCGCCAACGCCTTCTCCACCATGGTCACCGAGATCGCCCGCGCGACGATGAGCGGGTCACCGGCCATCGGCAAGTACGCGGAGACCATCGGCGCCACGGTCGAGCAGTTCAACGCCATGGACTCCACCGAGCGGGTCGTGCGGCTCTTCGAGGCCGTGAACAAGGCTGGCCCGGACTCGGTCAAGATCCTCGACCGACTGGGCATCGACGGCATCCGCGCGGCCAAGGCGATCCAGTCCGTGGCGGCCGAGTCCGGCGGCCTGCGCAAGGCCATCCAGGACTCCATGGGCGCCTACGGCAACGGGTCCACGGACAAGGGCGCAGCGGCGGCCTTCGACTCCCTGGACGCCCAGACGACCAAGCTCAAGAACAACATGGAGCAGATCGCCTCCGCCATCGGCGACGGCATCCTGCCGGTGGCCAAGGCCTTCATGGCCGTCATGAACGGGGTGCTGGACGCCGTCAACCGCGTTGCCGGACCCCTGCTGACCGTGGCCGGGGCCATCGGCGGCCTGCTGGCACCCGTGGCTGCCTCTGTAGGCCTGCTCATGAGCGCCCTGGGGCCGCTGAGCAGCATCATGATCGCGATGACGCTGTTCCGGCTGTCGCCCATGCGCGCGGCCTTCCAGGGCTTCAAGGAGGGCTCCTACGCGGCAGGCGCGAGCAGGATGGGTGCCTCCTACTCCCCGGTGACCCAGGCGGGCCGCATGATGGCTCCCGGCGGTGGCGGGATGCCGATCTACCAGCGGGCACCGTACCTGGCCGCCCAGCGCATCGGCGGGATGGTCCCCACCATGACCGGGCCCAGCCCGCTGGGGCAGTTGGCCCTGCGCGGTGGCATCGGGACGGCCAACGCCTTCACCAACTGGTACGCCATGCCCACCCAGCAGCTCATCGCCAACGCAGGGATGCGTGACTCCTTCGGACGTGTGTCCTACATGGGCAATGCGCTGGACAGCGTCTACAACAAGTCGGCCACCGTGCGCGGGGCCATGGGACAGGCCTTCACCAACCCGATCGCCTACATGGCTGCTATGCGAGCCTCGCGCGCGGGCGGTGGAGTGGCTCCCTCGCTGGCCAATGCTGCCAACATCGCCAGGACCGGCGGGTACGACCACGGCATGGCCAAGGCCGAGGCGTCAGCCCGCGCTGAGAACGTCATGCGCACGGACCGCTCCGGCGACTACGCGAAGACCTTGGACAAGGCGAACGCCGAGTACAAGTCCACGATGGACGCTCACAAGGACGCGGCCAAGGCTGCCAGGGACGTCTCGGCCGCCAACAAGCTCCAGGTCCGTACCACCGGGGACCTGGGCAAGGCGCTGGCCAACGCCGCCAAGTCCGCCGCGGGCATCGGTGTGGCCTACGGCAAGATGGGCGCCTCCCTGCTGGCCCAGAGCGCTGCAACGGCAGGCAAGTCCATCTTCGGGATGCTCGGTGGAATGGTCGGCATGGGCGCCGGGGCTGGTGCTGCCATTGCCGGTGTCGCTGCCGTCGGGCTGGGCTGGCAGAAGGCTCGGGAGTCCACCCAGTCCACCTTCGACCCCACACGCGCGCGGAACATCACCAACACCAACGAGGCCCTGGGCGTGGCCACCGAGCCGGTCAAGGACTTCGCCTCGGCCATCAACGAGGCTGCCGGAGCGACCCGTTCCCTGAAGACGGCCCTCCTGGGCATGACCCTGACGGCAGGCGAGGTGCTGGCGGCGCAGACCCGCGAGCCGGTGGACAAGACCTTCAAGGACCTGCGCAGCCCCGAGCAGGCCGTGGCCTACATCAAGTCCATGAGCGATCTCTCTGGCGAGCAGGCACGCTCACTGGCCCAGGACGCCGTCTCCCAGTTCGGACCGGCGCTGGGCGAGCAGATCCGCCGCCAGGTCATGCAGCAGACCGGCAACCTGGAGAACATGGGCGGCAACGACGTCCAGGGCATCCTGATGAAGGGCGCCGGTGAGACCCAGAACGACACCTGGCTCGGCGGCGTGAGCAAGGGCCTTTTCAGCTCGGTCCCCTTCGTCGGGATGGGGACGCAGTTGGGCGTTGGCTCCGCGCTGTTCGGTGGTTCCCCATGGATGGACGAGGGGGCCAAGAACCAGGTCAATGCCGGTGTCGGCGCGATGTGGTCCGAGTGGAGCGACAACACCAAGAACTTCGACAAGGAGGTCGGCAGCCAGACGCTGGCCACCCGCATGATGGAGGCCAGCGACCAGATCTTCTCCGACAACTCCAAGTCCGGGAAGATGGTCCAGGACACCTTCATCAAGGCCATCGAGAAGAACATGCTCGGTGGCAAGGAGCTCGGCATCGGGATGAACTTGGTGACCGGCCAGGCCACCATGAACAACAACAACATCAACAACGGTGCCGACCTTCTTCAGCAGGTCATGGCCGGTGAGGGCGAGGGCGCCAAGATCCTCGCCAACCTTCTCGGAGACGCGAACATCTCCTCGACACCCAAGGCCGAGGGCAAGCTCACCCAGATGCTCAACGGAGAGATCATCACCCCCGCTGAGCGGATGATCCGTCGGACCTCCCTGGGCTCCTTCTCGCGGGAGAACGAGGCCATCAAGGCGGCCACCGAGGGCGACAAGATGGGCTCCCCGGAGGACATCTCCAAGGCCGTCAAGGCGATGACGGACGAGCTGACCAAGGGTGGCACCGACTTCAGCATGGCTGCCGAGGAGGTCAACAAGCTCAAGAACAACATCACCAACACCGAGTCCCCGCTGTACCAGCTCACCACGGCGGCCGGGGCGGCCGCCAAGGAACTCGGGATGATCCAGGCGAGTCGCATGGGCGGGTCCATCGGTGTGCTGGACACCGAGATCAAGGACATCGACACCCAGCTGACAACCGGTGACTACCGCACGGGCGAGGACCAGACCAGCCTGGAGAAGCGCCGTGCGGAGAAGCTGCTCCAGCGCGACCAGCTCGCGCTGGTGTTCGCCCAGACCACCGAGTCGATGAACATCGGCACCGACCGGATGTTGGCGGACTACCAGTTGTCCGCGCAGAACTCCTGGGACGACTTCCAGCGCCAGATGGGGTACTCCATCGACGACTTCGGTCGCCAGATGGAGCGCTCGGCCGAGCAGGCCGCCAAGAGCATGTACGACCCCTTCCGGCGGGTCACCAACCCCGGCTCCGCCTCCACGGGTGCCATCGTGGGGAACCTTAAGGAGCAGGCCCAGATGCTCCAGGAGCAGGTGGCGAACATCGCCAAGGCCAAGAAGATGGGCCTGAAGCAGTCCACCATCGACCAGCTCGACCTCACCAACCCGAACCAGGCGTTCCAGTTGGAGAACATCGTTGAGACGGGCGGACAGGACATCGGCGCCCTGAACAAGGCAGCGGGCAAGGTCGCCTCCGGTGCCAAGGGGCTCCAGGCGCAGCAGCAGGGCACCCGGTGGAGCGTGGAAGACCAGAACCGCCAGATACGCCGTCAAGAGAAGGAGAGGGAAATCCAGATCGAGCGGCAGATCAAGCTGAACCAGAAGACCATTGACCGGATGACCGAGGACTGGGCGAAGTACGGCAAGGACATCGTCGGGGACACCAAGGACGTCTACGTGCGGATGGAGGAGGCCACCAAGACCGCCTTGGACAACGCATCGGCGGCCGTGCGCAGGCGCGTCAAGGCCGACACCGAGTTCATGGGCAACCGGCTTGCTGCGCTGCGCGCTGCTGCGGGCGACAACACGGATGCGCCCCCGGCTCCGCAGAAGCCCTCGGGCGGGCCCGGTGACTTCAACCGTGACCGCACCAAGTGGGAGGACCCGGCGCTGCATCGGCAGTCGCACGCCGATGCAGGTCGCAAGGTCGGCTACCAGAACGCCTGGGAGGACAATGGCAAGTGGTACGTCCAGACTGGAGGCTCGAAGGCGAACAAGCCCTTCGAGATCAAGGGCGTCCCGTGGGGCAAGTGGATGGCGGAGGGCGACGTCGCCGCCATGTCGCAGTGGTGGACCGAGAACATCGCCGTGCCCGGCTACTCAGCCGGTGGCGTAGTCACGCACAAGCAGCTCGCCATGCTCGGGGAGAAGGCCGCAATGGAGGTCGTCATCCCCTTGAGCGGTGGGGACGGTCACCGGGCCATGGGCGTGCTCGCGCACCAGATCACCAAGGAGATGACCAAGGCCTACCGGGTGTCCGGTCACGCCTCTGCGGTGGCCTACAAGGGCGGCGGTTCCACGGTCATCACCACCACGAACAACTTCCAGGTGGCCAAGGTCGTCGCGCACGACGTCAACGACATGGCCCGCCAGCTCAAGGAGCGGGCGCGGCTGGAGAACATGCGCCGCGGAGCCAACGTAGCGGTATAAAAGCCACATTTCGGGCATGAGTGGGCAAAAAAAGGGGGCGGCCGCGGGGCCGAGCCCCGAAGGACCCGACCCCTGCCGCTTTCACTTCTTCGGATTGTGCTGGTCCTCGTGGTCACGGTACTTGCCGCACCAGCATTTGCCAGGGCTGCCGATCACCTTGAGGCCCTCACCCGTCCCGGTTCCCCGCTTGACGGGCCTGCTGCTCGGGCTGTGAGACCGTGTCTCCCATACCGACCTGCTCACATCTCCTTCTCCTAGCCCTCCCTCTCGTGGTTGTAGGCCTGGACGTAGGTGTCGTACTGCTCCCGCGTCCACTCCTCGGGCTGTGGGCCGTACCGCTGCACGACCCACTGCACGAACTGCGGGACGGTGATGGCCGCCCCACGCACGCTGATGGACGAGTCGTCCATCAGAACATCCTCAGCATCGTGCCGGTGGCGAACAGCACCAGCCCGATGAGAACGATGTAGATGCCCGTTCGGACACCCCTACTCATGGCTTGCCCCACATCACCACGGCGGCGATGATCGTGAGGCTCACGGCAATCACGATCAGGTAGACGATCACGTCTGCTCCACCTCGTCCATCTGCACGTCGCTGGTCATACCGCCACTGCCCTCCGTTGTTACATGCGTTCTCTCGGGACCGCTGATCGCTGCCCGTATCGCTGTGCAGGCGTCTCCAAGAATGATGCTGATGCTGACACCTGTTTCCAGAAGTTGGTCCTCGCAGTTGTTCATGATGTCCATGACTAGCGGCTCGATGCGTTCCCGCTCAGCGGCGAGCGCGTCCCGCTGGCCCTGCAACCTACCTACCTCATGCTGATGCAAGCCCCAATCGCGGGTCATGTCGATCTGGTCCTGCTCTCCCCGCTTGTAGCCACGCTGCTCGGCTGCTGCGACAGCGGCGAGCGCGTCCCGCTGGCCGTTGGCGTAAGCGTTGAGGGCTTGGTCCTCTGCGTCTCCCACACTGACGTATCCGCCATGGGGATCAGCGAACATTCCGTATCCCTCTGGTGATCTCCATCGCTGGATGTCACGGTTGGAGATGTTGTCTCCCGGTGATGCGGTCGGTTCAGTCGTCATCGGTCTCCTCCTCTGGTTGGTTGCAGCAGTTGCAGTACAGGCCGAGCGTCCAGCAGTCCTCGCAGCGCCCCTGACTACAGGCCAGGCAGGGGCTCATCGGCGATCTCCTTCTGGTAGTCCTCCCACGTCTGCAGGGGGAACTCGCGGGTGTTGGTGCCAATTCCGCCGTCGAGGCCGACGAACACCTGGCCTTCCTCATCGACGCTCTTGGTCGTCACGCGCATGATGCAGTACGTGATCTCGATGCGCGTCACGTCCGAGGTCTGCTCACCGGTGTGGTCGATGAGCGCCTGCACGAGCCTGAATGGAACGGTGGGGTTGGTCATCTGCAGTACCTTCCTATCTCGCATGGCGTGCACACCAACTTGGTTGACGCTTGCTCATTCATACGCTTCCTCCCACTCTCGGACGCGGCCTGGGAACAGGTCGCCGTCGATCTGACCACAGGCCGAGCACCTGATGTCGATGCTCGGCCCGTAGTACGACATGCCATCGGGGACCATGATGATCCGGTCGAACTCCACCCGCCTGCGGCAGGAGAAGCACCACTTGATCCCCTCGGAGGAGCGGCTGGCCTCCTTCATGTGCGTGCCACAGATGATGAGGTCACCACTGCCCGCGCACCAGCCAGCGCTCACTTGACTCCGTTCTTCTGGCAGAACTGGATGGCCTCCAGAAGAACCAGAAGCACGTCCCTGCGGGGGATGATGACCGTCTCCTCATCGGTGAGGTAGGCCGCCACCAGGGATACTGCGCCAGCGAAGAAGGCTGTTTCAGCCATCAGCACCTGGTCGTGCTGAACCATTCCTGCGGTTACGCCGAGGGCCTGGATCAGCATGTCGATCTTCTCGTCGTCCAGGGTGTTGTTGACAGTCACACTCGCACCTCCATTCCTTGTCGTAGTAGACGGTCGTGACCCTGCACGACTCGTGGTGGCCGGTGATGCACCAGCCGCACTTGTGCGGACGGTCAGTCGTCGCCATAGCCATTCCAGCTGTCGACCGCGGCCAGGGCCATGGCGGCCTGATGCCCTTGCCTAGCCTGGGCCTCCGTGGCGTACCGCTCGCAGTACAACTCGGAGTAGTTGCCATGCGATGGAAAGACCATCGTCTCGAAGATCAACGGTGGCCCTTCGCCGTACTGCATGTTCATCCCCAGCCAGACGGTGGACACCCAGCGGCCGTTCTCCAGGGTGTCCTGCTGGACGACCTTGTACTCGGGATCGCCCAGCAGCGCATTCCACTGCTCCATGGTCATGGGGTTGCCCTCACGGTCGAAGATGTCAAGCATGATCGGCCTCGGGAAGGACCACTGCTGTCCACCACATCCTGATCTCCTCCTCGGTGACCTCGATGGCGAGGTAGGTGTCGAGACCTGGGACACCTCCCTTGGGGAACTCCAGCTCGTCGCAGAAGTCGTCCCCGCCCACGGCTGAGCGGGAGGCATTCCAGGTCTCGCGGAACTTGTCCATGTCGTCCCTGGGGGAGAGGTCCTCGTTGAGGTAGAACCCGTCCCCGAGGTAGCCGCACGCCATGTCGACGCGCGGTGCCTTGGGGGTGCCGGGATTCCAGGTGATGAGGTAGACGCCGGTGTCCTTGGCGATGTAGACCGGGAAGCCGTGACCCCACACGCGATCCACGTCCTCCTTCTTGAAGTAGACCGGCTCAGTCATGAGTCTCTCCACTTCTCGTAGAGCGCGACATGGGCGGGGAATCCCATGCGGAAGCGCTCCAGGTTGCCGAGGTCGGCCTTGGGGAAGAGACGTAGCAGTCGTGCGCTGAACCAGTCCCCCTCACCGTCCATGATCGCGTTGATGTTGGCCTTGTCGTACTCGCTCGGCCCCATCACTCCTCCTCGTCGTAGACCGCGAGGGAGAAGCGGACGCCTGCGATCAGCTCGTCCTTGATGGGCGGGCGTCCCCAGTCCTCGCGGAAGATCTTGACGATCTCCGCCACCGCGTTGTCGATGACATCGGCCGGGGCGTCGCCCCAGACCATGCCGTTGCCGTCGTTCTCCGCGAACGAGTGGCCTTCCTTGTTCGTGCTCCACCAGCCCATCAGATCTCCTCTCCCAACTCAGTTACGTGCACGAGATGCCCGAGGCCGATGCCCTGGGCGTTGCGGATCTTCCCGTAGACGACCTCGTCGTCCAGCGGGAGATCGCTGCTGGCTGCGCGCATGGCGTACCAGTAGCAGGCGAAGTTGCTGTCCGTGATCGTCCATGACGTGCCGGTGAGCAGGTCCCACCACTCCAGCACCTCGAACTTGAGGCCGCCCATCACCATGCCGCGCTGGGCGTCCCTGACCTCCTCCTTGAGGAGGACCGTCCTGTCGACCAGGGGATGACGCTCAGCGTGCATCGCTGGCCTCCTGTTCGACAAGGAACGACCGGGCGAAGGAGAGCGCGTGCTCCTCGTCGTGCCCGGTGATGATGTTCAGGCAGATGGTCAGGGCGGCTGCGTCGCCGCCGTGCATCTCGTTCACCGTCCTGCGGGGAGAGCGCCAGTGCTCCAGCGCGTAGTTGGGGTAGATCAGCGACCCGAAGGGCGACGTCCACGACGCGCACCACGGCAGGGACACCGTGATGAAGTACGTCTCGTTGTCCCTGGAGCGCCAGTCGGACTGCGCGTCCATCCCCAGCACCTCGTACTTGGAGCCGGTGTCGGCCTCCGCGTGGATGTACCTGTTCATCATGGTGGGGACTCCCCACACCCGATGCTCGACGATCGTGAACTTGTCGCAGGCGTCCTTCCAGTCCTTCCAGAACTGTGTGTCCATTGCTCCCTCTCTCGGTTGGTTACTGCTGTCCTTTGACGTAGTCGGGGTCCAGCCCCACGTACGAGTACTCCGCGCCGCGGACGACGTTGGTCATCCCCTCGCGCTGCTCGTCGGTGATGATCGAGTAGCGCTCGCGCTTGTAGATCAGGCCGGAGTAGGAGATCTCCTCAGGAGGAGGCCACTCCAGCCCCAGGTCTTTCAACGGGACGTTGATGTTCCTGTCCAGGATGCGGATCGGGATGCGAATGAAGTCGTCATCGAACGTCATGACTACCCCAACTTCGGTACGTCGATGCTGATCGGATTGTCCGACCAGATGTAGTCCAGATTGGTGGTCACCATCTGGCCCTCGGTGGTGAAGAAGAAGATCCCCGACTCGTTCGGGCCATAGGAACCATCATCACCGGGAGCGTTGACTACCGAGCGACTCTCGCACGTCACGCAGTTGGTGACGATCAACTGGTCCGTGGTCATCTGTGACTGGGTCGAACTGACCTTGCCCTTGACCGTGTAGTAGCCGATCACCTTGCCGAACGACATCAGGTAGACGAACCCCTGGGCGGTCGGCTTGTTGGTGCGGATCAGGCGCTCCTTGAGATTCGTGCGCTCAAGAGAGGAGCGCAGTTCTGACGCGGGGTAGGGAACAGCCTTGCTCTGCTGATCGAACGCCTGCTCTGTGAGTTTCTGGCCCTCGGACTGTGCGTTGGACTGAGGACTGCTACAAGCAGAAAGCCCTAGGACAAGTCCTAGGGCCGCGATTCCTGCGAGTGCTCTCTTCATGTGCTCTCCTTGCAATCGGTGGTGGGGTCGGTGATGTCGATCGCGTAGGGCAAATCTGCTGCCCTGAACTGCTCCGCCGAGTACTTGCGGGCCTCTGCGTTGTAGTCGTTGCGGACCTGCACGCAGTAGGCCATGGTGCCGAACAGGTTGGCCTGGGCGATGTCGTTGCTGGGATCGGCAATGGCCGCCTGGGCGAACACGTCGATCTTCTGGTCAGCGGCGATGATGTCCGCGTACAGGGACTCGAAGCGCTCCTGGGCGGCGATGCGGTTGCTGCCCGCGTTCTTCTGGAGCGTGGCGTCTCCCCGGCCCTTGACGTCGGACGTCAGGACTCGGAAGGCCCACGTACCGACGCTGATGAGCGCGACGAAGGCCAGGATGCACCCGACCCAGACCATCGCCCGCCATGTGCTGCTACGGACGACCTGGGTCGGGTTGCCGCTGTCGTACCACTTGTCAGTCACTCTTCTCCCTCGGGTAGTTGACGGTTGCGGGATCGGCCCGCGTGTAGATGCCGACGATAGTCGGAGCGCCGCAGTAGGAGCAGCGCTCCAGATCGGCTTCCCTGACCCTCACCGGCTTGCCAATAGAGACGAGGTTCTCCTCCTCGTCCCACTGGCTGTGCTGACCGATCCAGCACGCCTCGCAGGTGGGCTGCGTCCACGACAGGCTCACTTCGCTCCCTTCGGCCAGGTCGGGTCATGTGACCTGAGCATCTCGATGGCGAAGCGGGCGTTCTTGACCACCTCGTCCTGAAGCACTTCCACCAGCTCCTCCTCCGTGCAGGGGCGGGTGATCATGCCGGTCGGGCACATGTAGAAGACCTCTGGCGTGCCGCAGGCGATGCAGATGGACACGTCACCGGGGCTGGGGGTGTTACCCGACAGCCCGGTGGCCGCCTCAATCTGATAGCCGCATTCGTGGCACTTGGCCTCAGGAGACAGGTCGGTCTCCATCAGATGTGGCAGTCGACGGCGGTGACGTATCCCTCGGGGTTGGCCTCGATGGTCGCGCGGACGATCTTCTTCCACTCGGCATCGGTCATGTCGTCCTTCGACATTCCCCACCAGCCCATCCTGCCCATGGCGCCCCAGACGCCGTCCTGGACCATCGCGTAGCAGAACGGGACAGCGTCCACGCAGGACTGGATGTAGGCGGCCCTGGGATCAGGGTCGTTCAGGCAGAACGCCTTGGCCGGGTCTTCCCAGACGCTGATCCTGGAGGTGCGCAGCACCTGCAAGGTCTCCTGCGCGTTGTACTCCTCGCGTGCCCTGGGGATGTCGTCCGGGTACTTCTCCCGGAAGACCGTCCACGCGATCAGTTTCTCGCGCTTGCCGATGATGTTCCACATCAGGTCGAAGCTGTCCTCGGCCTTCGTGCGGGCGGCGGTCTGCATGCCCTCCCAGTCGACGTCGGCGATGCGGGCCTCATCGACCGTGCGCCCGTCCTTGGTCAGGAGCAGGCCCCTCCAGCGGCCGCCGACCGTCCACCAGTCCCACTGCGACTGAGGGTTGTAGG